CTGATATCTAAACAATTGGAAGAAGGTGCATTATTGATTTCTGATTTTAATATTGATCGCACTGTATTGATTCGATTCTTTACCCAATTGGCTACAACTTGTTATAATATTTATGTTACACCAAGTTTGAAGTCATTAGTAATTAACTTGGGTAATTTGTTGGTTCAATACTTTCCCGCTGAATACATTAATATGATTATTGAATGGTTTTTCGATGCAATTTTTGAATACTCGAAAAATTTCAATGATGTCGTTGCAATGGCGAAGAAGGATGAGGTTCCTGAAGAGGAACAGCAGACTATCTTTACCCGAGTACAACATTTTATTACATCATTATTTGATATGTTTGGCGATGAACGATGGAGCCAAATTGGTGATTTCTTTATCAAATTGGCATCATTGTGGGCTGCATTAGAAAAAGGTGTAGCTTTTGAATCTTTTGACATGAAAACCATTTCCGCAAAATGGAAAGATTGGCAAAAGGTTGGCGATTCTGCTGCTGATATTTTCGGTATGATGAATGATGCTTATTTATTCGTTGTATTACACTGGAAATCATTAGTAACAGGAGATTGGTCACCATTGTTTTTAGGTAAACAAGAAGCAAAAGATTTTGAAGCTGAAGTTCTTTCATTAGGACAACAATTTGAAGTCGTGATGTCTGGACGTTTAGATGAATTGAAGGAGCGTTACAAACGCACTGAAGAACAATTTGAATCTAGTCTAGCATCTTGTATAAAACGTGGTGAAAAATTAGCCGCTATTGCATCAAGTGTTCAACAAAAAATGAGTATTGCACGCTTTCTTGAAGGCCTTACCAAGAAGCAAAGTGCATACTATGCATTGAAAACTGATGCTCCAACACGAGAAGAGCCCTATGGTTTGAAATTATGGGGAGCTTCTGGTGTTGGAAAGAGTACGTTATTAAATTTTATAAATCGAGCTTTGCTAGATGCTTATGATCACGATCACACTAATAAAGGACTTATTACAGCCGCAAATATTTATGAGGCGTTTGAGTCTAATGTTGAACCACAACATAAGATTATTAATTGTGATGATGTTGGTAACAATCCTAATCAAAAAGCAAATTTCGATTATATATTGAATTATATTAACACTACCCCACGACCATTAAAGAAGGCAGGTGTCGAAGAAAAAGGAAAGAAATTTCCAATGAACGATGCTTGTGTTGTAACCTGTAACCCTGAAGATATGGGTGCAGAATCAAATTGTCTTGAGAGTATTTTTCGACGATTTAGATTACATGCACAAGTAAAGATTCGACCTGAATTTCAAAACGGTTCTGGT